GGTTCACTGACGAAGAAGTTCGACGTCTATGTTGACCCCTACTTCCCACGCTCGGTGATTCTGGTTGGTCGTCGCGGAAGCTCTTTCCTTGAGAGTGGATATGTATATGCACCTTATGTGCCGCTGCAGACCACTCCCACTATCTTTGGTCCCGAAGACTTCGTGCCCCGCAAGGGCGTGATGACGCGGTACGCCAAGAAGATGGTGCGACCCGATATGTACGGTCTTGTTATCGTACGCGGTCTCCTTGGAGAGGCAGGCGCTACTAGCTAGAAAATAGCGTAGTCAAATAAATGTAAAGCCTCCGCCTTTTGGCGGGGGCTTTCGTTTGTTGAAACTACTTATAGGTGCGAGTCGCAAGGCTCGTCCCATGTTTTTGGACATGATTATAAATGGAGGGTTTAAATAATGGGAACTAAAAGAGTGGGCTTGGCGAGAACCCAAGCATTAATTGAGAATTTAAAAAGAGAGTTGCAAATGAACGGCACGTCGTTGGCTGGTCTTAAAGAGAAAACACTGACGACTACGGCAGATAAGACTTTAACTGTATCAGACTCAGGAAAGACAATTTTCTTGGATGGTTCGACTACACACGATGTTACTTTGCCGGCTGCAGCCACAGGACTTACGTTTACGTTTTTCCTTGTTGACGCTACGGCCGATGTCGATATCGTCCAAGGCGCCACCGCCACGGAAGACTTTGTTGGCAATATTACTGCTCACAACGGTAAAGACACTGCCTCTGCGAGCGATACGAAGATTATCTTCGATCAAAGCGGAGGAGCAGCAGTGGGCGACTGGGTTCAGGTAACGTGTTATAACGATGACGACTGGTATGTGGTGGGTCTTTCCAACACTTCCGCCGCTGTTGTTTTTGGATAAGCCGATAAGAGATACTCAATAAAATATTTTATATTTATCCCCCTCTTCGGAGGGGGTTTTTCTTTTTGAAGAATACTAACTATTTACTATATTACAAAGGAGAATTCCCATGGGAAAGAAACGACGAATGAACGCATCGCAGACTAAGTTTGGAGGTAAACACGCTAATCATCCTCGGCTGCGCCTTTTACTGGAAGAAATCGAAAACATCACAGCTACGATTAAAGAGATTACGGAGCCCATAGCAGAGACCATAGAGGAGATCCCCGAGATCCCTGAGATTATAGAGCCTCGGGTTAAGAGACCTACGTTGCGCAAGAAAACCACCAAGCGTACTACTAAAAAGTCAACTACCTAAAATATTTTCCTTTATACAATAAGCCCCCGCCCCGTCGGGGGTTTTGTTTTATGAACTACTAATTACTGCGAGGAGAATAATATCGATGCCTACCGCTCTTAATCCTAGATCGCAAACGAGCGCCATTGTACTGAGCGAAACAGGCTCTGTTACTCAAGTGGCCACCGCTGTACCATTTGGAATGTACACTGGGTCGCTAGAATTTTTAACAGGTGCAGCCACGCAGGTAGCCTATACATATAAAAAGTTAGGAGGGGACGTAGTTGACATTGAGTTGACTCCGGCTAATGTATATGCGGCTTATGAAGAGGCTGTCTTAGAATATTCTTATATTGTTAATCTTCATCAAGGCAAAAACATGCTTTCGGATGCGTTGGGAAACGCCACAGGCACTTTTGATCATCGGGGAGAATTAGAAGCGGGAGAGCTTTCATCTAGTTTGGGAGGTCAAAGAGTGGCCCTCAAGTATCCGCGTTTCCAGTTTGATTATGCGCGCCGCGTCGGTGATGGACTGTCGGCGGTGGCTGGGTTCGGAGGCACTGTGCCTCAATATTCTGCATCTTTCACCCCTAAAGAAGGCATTCAAGATTATGATCTGCAAAACATAATTTCTAGCTCTGCCGCCACGGGAACTAACGATTCGGAGGGGGTAGTTCCCTTTGAGGGGAAAGTAGAAGGGCGACGTATTATTGTTACCCAAGTCTTTTATCGGTCTCCGCGCGCCATGTGGCGATTTTATGGATATTATGGAGGGATTGGGGTTGTAGGTAACTATTCCACGTATGGGCAATTCGCGGATGATTCGACATTTGAAATTATTCCAACATGGCAGAACAAGCTACAAGCCATCATGTATGAAGATTCGATTATGACGCGAACTTCTAACTATTCGTACGAGATTATTAATAACAATCTACGTCTTTATCCTAATCCGAGTTATTGGGATTTTGGGGCGATGGATAAGATTTGGGTGAGGTTCTATGTAGACGATAACTCGTGGGATGAAGACCCCAATTACGAAAGCGGAGTTAACGGCATCAATAATGTTAACACGCTCCCCTTCGATAACATACCCTATAAGAACATCAATTCCATTGGTAAACAGTGGATACGAAAATATTGTTTAGCGCTCTGTAAGGAGATGCTGGGGCAGATTAGAGGCAAGTTTCAAACCCTACCTATACCAGGGGATAGTGTGACGTTGAACTATGCCGACTTGCTGAGTCAAGCAAAAGAAGAACAGCAAAATTTGAAAGATAAGCTTGCAGAAATTCTGAAGGAGCTAGAGTATACAGAGCTAGTTAAGCGCGATAGTGAAAAGGCTGAGGCGACAGCTACTACATTTAAGAATTCGCCGTTGCCGATTTTTGTGGGGTGATAATGAATGGCTGATGAATGGAAAAGACCGAGTGCACCGCCCCCTCCCTTGTTTCTGGGGAAGAAGGAAAGAGATCTTGTTAAACAGGTCAATGACGAACTTATTGAAAAAGTCATAGGGCAACAAATTCTTTACTATCCCATTGACTTGGAAAGAACAAATTTTCATGAACTGTATGGAGAAGCCATAAAGAAAACTTTTTTACCTCCGATTCGCGTATACGCCTTAGTGGAGTTTACTGCCTTTGAAACAGAATATATGCCGAGTGTAGGAGTGGACAAGGTATGGGAAATTAACGTTCATTTCCACAAACGGCGCCTTGAAGAAGACCAAAATTTAGCAGTACGAGAAGGAGATTTTGTTCTTTATGGAGATAATTATTATGAAATCGTGAAGCTAGATCAAAGTAAACAGTTGTTTGGGCAGGTTAATCACTTGTTTGAAATATCTGCGACTTGTAAACGCGCACGCAAGGGGCTTTTCGATGCTACCTAAGAATTTTGATTTTGCTATGATTCCCACGGGGAGCAACGGGAAACAGCTCTTCGCGTTAGAAGAAATAGGAATGCTGGAGTCTACAATTGAGACGATTGATGCTGCGATGGTGGAATGGGTAAAGGATGATTTAGATATTAGTACATCCACCAACGAAGGATTTAAAAATGTCCCTGTCTTGTGGCAAGTTCCCGAAAGGGCGTACCAAGTGAAGCACGAAAAAGCGTTACGAGATGATAGTGGAGCTATCACGCTGCCTATTATCAGTGTGCAGCGTACAGGAATGGTGAAGGATCCTACTAAAAAAGGATCCTGGCAGGCTAATTTTTATTCGGATAAACATGATGGCCGTTCAGGTCGAATGGTGATTGCTAAAAAGATTGTGGAAGATAAAACACGTAATTTTGCTGCAGCAGCCGGCACCCGGAATCATGAGACTTCAGGAAGTCAACAGTTGTATTACCCCCGAGTTAACAAAAAGGTAGTGATCAAGACGCTGTCTATCCCTATTCCAGTATATGTTAATGTGAACTATAAAATAGTTTTAAAATCTGAATACCAACAGCAAATGAATACTATGTTGGCACCATTTATTGCCCGTACCGGGCAAATTAATGCGTTTGTGATGCGTCGAAATGGTCATTTATATGAAGCCTTTATTGAGCAAAACTTTAATCATACTAATAACATAGATAATTTAGCAGAGGATGTGAGAATGTATGAATCAGAGATAACAATTAGAGTGTTGGGCTATCTTATTGGAGAAGGGAAGAGTGATGATCGTCCTCTGGTGATGGTTCACGAAAACGCAGTCGAGGTGACTTACCCCCAAGAAGGCGCAGTTCCTGACGGAAACGATGATTTTTTTCTTTAGTTCAGGAACTCCTTTTGAAATTAAAAATACTATTTAATTAATGATTGCACTATCATTTGCGCATTTTTTAATAAGAGGAATTTAGCATGTCAGTGAAGAATTTTAAATTTGTATCTCCCGGGGTTTTTATCAACGAGATTGATAATTCTTTTATCCCTAAATCCGCCGACGCGATTGGCCCTGTAGTAATCGGACGGTCCCGACGAGGCCTAGCGATGCAGCCGGTTAAAGTCGAGTCATACTCTCAGTTTGTCGAAATGTTCGGCGATACTGTTCCCGGTATGGGAGGTGGAGATATTTGGCGCGACGGCAATTACCAGTCACCCATGTATGGCACGTATGCGGCTAAAGCGTTCTTGAATGCAAACGTAGCTCCTCTTACTTACGTGCGTCTTTTAGGACAGCAGGATGGCAATAATGACAGCTCCAATGATGGCCAAGCAGGCTGGGCTACTTTTAAAACAACGCCAAATCGAGTGCCTATCACGAACGGTGGTGCTTATGGATTGTGGTTGTTTACCTCGGGCGCAGCCAATGGAACAAACCTTGGTACAGGAAGTTTGGCGGCCGTTTGGTATGTTAATCAAGGAACACTTACTTTAAGTGGAACGGTGTTTGGAGGCCTCGCAACCAACTCGCTGGCCAGTTCTTCGGCCGTGCACACCGCTTCCAATGGTGTTATTTTAGGAGCCAGCAGCACAGACGGAACATATCAAATGGTAGTTAGCGGCGGCGATGGCCAAGGCGTTACGGATCAAACCATTTTATTCTCTTTTGATGATACAAAATCTACTTTCGTGCGCAAGGCGTTTAACACCAATCCACAACTTGTTAGTGGAGCGACTTTTTATACTTCTGATTCTTCAAAGAATTACTGGCTCGGACAAACTTATGAACAAGAAATTCGTGATCGGAGCCTCCACACGGGCGCCCTCGGTTGTTTGATGCCGATAGTGGGCCCCAGTAGTGCCACGCCAGCCAATCTCCGCGGAAACGCCTCTACGGAGGGACGCAGTGGTTGGTTTATTAGCCAGGATGTGGGAACCGCTCAAGCGTATGTTCCTTTCAATCAGCAGAAACTATTCCGGCTCGTAGGCCGCGGCCACGGAGAATGGCTACAAGAAAATTGTAAAATCTCCATTGCTAATGTTCGGGCATCTACCACGACCGTTACAGAATATGGCACTTTTTCGGTGATTATTCGGGCCTTGAGCGACACCGACAACGCAGTACAAGTGATGGAGCGCTTTGATAATCTTAGTCTCGACCCAACATCCCCTAATTATATTGCGCGCAAGATAGGAGATTCTTATGCTTCGTGGGATAACACAGAAAGGCGTCTGAAGACCTATGGAGAATACGCCAACAATTCAAAGTTTGTGTATGTTGAGATGAATAATGACGTCGATGCCGGCGCCACCGATCCCACCTTCCTTCCCTTCGGATATTTCGGACCGCCACGCTTTGCCGGGATTTATAATCTTTGTAATACGGGCTCAATGAACGTATCACCTAACTATTGGGGCGGGGCCCCCGCCAAGACCGCCGGATCTGAGCAAGGTACTTTAGCGGCCAACGCCTTTGTGACGGGAGGCTTGGTGCTGCCCAACGGGCCCGGCACCGCCTTCGAACCCGACGCCGAGGACAACGTGCCTGGGGGATTAATTTACCTATCGGGGGGTGCCGGGGTCGCCGGCACGTCGAACGGTGGATGTACAGGCTCTCTAGAATTCCCCG